TTAACTTACTGATTTTAATAAGCCTCTGGTGTCACTTTGGTGACTATGGGGCATCATTGGGACATAATCTGTCAGCTTCTGATTCAGCATTGCGATCTGTTCTGCATTGCTGTCAGTCATCCATGCTCCGTATACATTGAATACCATCTGGGCACTTGCATGGCCCATCTGGCTGGCAATGAAGCTTGGGTTTGCTCCGGCAGATAATGACCAGCACGCATAAGTGTGTCGTGACTGGTATGCCTTTCGATGCCTGATCCCTGCACGCTTAATGGCTGTTTCCCATGAGTCACCTACAGAATCGACTTTGTAGACAAAACCTACCTGTTCGCTTTTTCTAACCACTTGAGGGTTAAACACGAAAGTACATTCATGGTTCACTGAACGTCCATATTCACGTAGTTGCACCTTGATGTTGTACTGCTTACCCAGTCTTGTCATTTCAGCCTGATTTTTCAGGACACTGATAGCGGGCTGGATAAGGTGCACAACCCTGTTTGTGCTTGCTTCAGTTTTCGGTAGAGTGAACTCACCAAGTTTCGTATAATTGCGCCTGATGGTAATTGTTCCTGCCTTCAGATCGATATCTTCCCAGGCCAGGGAGACCAGTTCACCGTGACGCATTCCTGTGTACACAGCCAATGACCACAGGTTTTTCGTCTGCTGATGTCGGCAAGCATCTATCAGGCGAATAAATTCGTCACGAGTTAGCGGATCTGGCTCTGCCCTGGCTCTTTTAAGAGGCTTAATTCCTTGGAAGGGATTTGCTTCTAAGTAACCGTGATCTGCAGCAAACTGAAACATTCCAGCGATTGTCGTCATGTAATAATTTACAGTAACAACGCTCCGTCCTTTTGCTGCTTTGTTTTTCATTGAATTCTGATACCCGGTCAGCAAATCTTTCCTGATATACAGCAATTCCTCTTTGGTTACCGATGACACCAGTCTACTGCCTCCAATTTTCGGAACCATCGTTCTTGCAACGGATTCATAGCGATTGAATGCATTTGCAGAGATTTCCATTCGTTTCAGATCCAGCCACTTTTCTTCAAGTTCCTTCACCGTAATTTCTTTTTTACTTACCCCAAAAGCCTGAAGGTTGGGGGAGTCAGGGAACTGTGCAGCATAATCAAAGCTTCCTGTGCGGATGGCAAAACATACTGATGTCCGCAGTTCCCCGGCGATCTTCCTGTTCTTGGCAGTGTCAGGGACACCAAGATTTTCCCTGACACGTTTACCTTTAAAATTAAACCAGATGCGTAATGTGCCGCCGTGGTTTTCGACGCCTGTTGGATATTTGACTTTATCCATCGATACCTCCAGACGCCCAAGAGCGATACGAGCTTACATATTTCATGATATTAAATCACCTGGGTTGTTTGTTTTTCATTGAGGCGACCCAGGCATCTATTGCTTTTCTGTTATACATACATTCACTGGAAGGCTTTGGATTACCGTCTGGTGATACGTGAATATACTCTCTTCCAACCATCCAGCATTCTTTCCGGGCCCGAAGAATTGTGCCTGGTTTGAGCCCGGTAATTGCGATAAGAACGCTTTCACAAACCCATTCATTGGGAGCCAGTTGAATCACATTGCCCATGTATTACCTCACACAACACTCAGCCCACGGCAGTGGCAACACACTTCAAACATTCGCTTCACAACTTCACGACAGTAGAAGCCGTCAACATCTCGCGTCAGGTCATAGCGATTGCCGTAACGCTGGTGGACCCATCGTTCAAATGCTTTATTCATTCTTTACTTCCTTTTTATGGCTCGTAATTTTTTCAGGTGCTTTTCCTGCTCAGTGTCCGCGAGAATTTTGCGGTACTCCTGGTGGTCAATATGTTCGAACAGGCAGTTTAACTCACCAATGCGTACCCGCCCGGATCGTCCGTCCATCCGTCGAAAGAACACTGAGTGCTCAGTGATGCGAGTAATCACCACGGGGTATCCGGCTCTGTCCGTGTATATCTGACCGCGTTGAATCAAAGCGAACATGTGGTTATCCCCATCGACAAATCGAGAACACAACAAACGCTGCTGCGAATACCACCCCCAGAGTTACGATTGCATCAGGCCAGCTCATTGATTCACCTCCTGCCTGTCGTCCGGCATTCGCTCACTACAGGTTATCCAACCATCCGGAGTTACCGGAGAGTTGCCCGATAGTGCATTCTGCTCCAGTGATGCTTTTACAAACCACGCTGCCTGAACTATAACGCCATGAATCCAGCGCAAATCAGCATCGCGATCTTTCTTTTTCATCTTTTCGCCACTTAAGGCCTTGCTTATGTGGCTGCGTACCAGGTCTTCATGTAATTCCTTCGCCTCCTCAATGGTGAAACCACCAGGCAGAAGAGCCGGAGTTACCGGAGAGCTGGTTGACGCTTCCGGGATTTCCCGAAAATTATTGGTTGACGAATTCTTGCTTTCCCGAAAGTTTCCGGACTGAAGCATGGCTGTGCGGCAGGCGTTCCATATTTCGGCAGCAATATCGCGCTCGCTATCGGTTAATTTGTACGTGGAAACATAGCCAGAGAGCATTTCTACGTTTTCCGGAGTTGCTTCTTCCGGCACTACCGGCGCTGGCGGGGCGGCAAATAGATATCCGCCAAAGTCAGGAAGCTCTCCAATGGCCTGCACGAACTTTTGTTTGCCTACGTCAACTCCTAATGGGTAATGAGCTATAATCTTTGCCACCGGCTCTGCTTCCAGCGATATCAGTGCAATTCGTGCCAGTTCTTCCGCTTCTTCTGCTGGCAGTACAACGTTGCTACCCGGTCCGTATGTTTCGCGCCACTGCTTGATTGTCAGCAGTCGCCCTTTGGTAATAGTGATCATGCCGCGTTTCCTTCTTTCTTATTAACAATCACACCGTCATATATTTCATTAAGGTGCCCTCTCAACTCCATGCGCCTTAATGCAGATAACATGTAATCGCATTCAACCTGCTTATTCCCAGTAAATGGCTTATCGTCAGGATTACCCCAACAGCAATTACCCCTGGGCCATCCATGTACTTTCCGTACTCTTCCGTTAACAACGTGAAGTAATCCCCAGCCGGGAGGTAAATCCTCAACTGAAATAATTTCCGGCTCACTAATAAAGAATCGCCAGTCGCCCATGCCAAGTGAGGGATTTTTACGGAAACGCTTTTTTCTATCTGCCAACAAGTCAGCACGAGAACACTTCGCCTCTATCAGGCATGATGCTGAATTTCTGAATCCCATAGCATCTGGCTGTTCTCCGGTACTGGTTACAGCAACAAAGCGGTCATGAAAGCAAACCTTGAACCCGTTGCGCTTAAGGAACTTGTACGCAATCTGACAGAGTTCGTGGTGTGTTAACGCCATATCACTCTCCTTTGATGCGAATGCCTGTTGCAATGCTGTTTATGATGCTGTCAGTGCATGGGGTAGAAAGCTGGGCATCTCCAGCAATTTTCATGACCTCAACATCTGCATATCGAATACCGAGGTGTATCAGACCGGCTATGCCTGACTTAAGCCGAGCATTTTCCATAAATAGAACTTTTGCCCGCTGTTTTTCTGCTTCAAGCTCAACACGCAGCTTCCCTACCGTTAGCGCAATATCCTCGTTCTCCTGGTCACGGCGTTTGATGTATTGCTGGTTTCTTTCCCGTTCATCCAGCAGTGCCAGCACGGTAGCCGGGTTAGCCTCTGCTATGAATTCAGCGTTTGCATAAGCCTGAGCATCTGATTCAATCAGGCAGTTAACATGACATTCCGCAATCACGCCACCGGGTTCTCCTTTCCATTTTTGACAAACAAAAACTCCTGTTAAATTGCCGTGTTGGTTAACAGATGTATGCCCTACGATGTAGCTTCCTTTAGTTGCTTTCTCTGCCTTTTCACGCAGTACCTGATAGTTAATGTTGCTCACTGGTTGCCTCCTTTACGGATCTGCGCTGCGATGCACGAAAAAAAAGACTTTCGCGTATGACTGTTAAGAGCTGGCGCGAACGCCGCGTTAAGAACGACGGCATCACAGCCGTCATCGATATAGAGCGCAATTTTTTTCTCCAGGCGTGCTTTGGCTTCCTGCAACTGCATATCCCGGCACGCACGCGGGATATACTCAGCAATTTGAGCGATAGATTTTTCGTTCTGTTTAAACATGCTTCACCTCGATAGGCTTGATGGTATCGATCAGCAGTCGGCGGCGAGTATTTTCTGCAAAGTGGCGGCGTCCGGTTTCTTTGTGGTAAAACTCGTTTTTTCCGACGACCCACATCCGCTTTGTCTGGTGCAGTTTTTTTACCTGCGGACCGTCTCGGGTGATAACAATTCCTGTATGAGTTTTTATCACGCTCATTTTTTATTCTTCGGTGCTTTCGGCATTACTGCCCAGTGAGTGATATTGACGTTTTCAAGGTCCCCGACCTGAAATGTCCACAGCCATTCTCCGGTTTCTTTTTGTCCCCAGGTGTACCAGAGAGAACGCCAGCCAATTAGCCAGCCTTCTCCGTTAGCATCAAATAACAGAACACTTTCATTTGCTGGCGGCAGTTCAGCTGACACTGGTATTATTTTGTTTTCCAGTGCCGCACATTTAGCTTCAAGCGCATCGAATTTACGTACCAGGTACTCAGCATTTGTTTCATTCACTTTCAGATCTCGTGGTACACATTTCCCGCGAAGAAACCCTTCCATTTCGAAAACATTCATGCGCATTTGCGTAACTCCGATAACTCGTTAAAACGTTCCATAAACATCCCGTAGGCATGGCCTGGTGACAGTGGAATAACTTTGAACATCTCTGTCGCCGGGATACCTTCCAGTACAGGCCAGAAAGAGCCATCATCAAGCCCGAGATCGCGACGTTCGGTTGCCAGCATAATGAGATCGGCATATTTCACTGGCGTGCTCATAACAGGAGGTAACCCGTATTTCTCACGGATTACGGCGTCTATTTTTTCTTCCATCCGTTTATAGTCAGGAAGAAGGCGTTTCAGTGGAGCTGGGATGTCCTGGCAATACGCTTCTGTTGCATCATGCATTAACGCTTCAAAAGCAAATTCCTGCGGCACCAGCTGGCTGCAAAGCACCGCATGTTGGGCGACGCTGTAGAAGTGAGAAAGATGACCGGCAAAGCGACAGATATTTGAAAGGGAAACCGCGATATCGTTAATAACGATGTCATCTTTATTTATCTTGTCATAATAAAAATGCTTCCCGGAAAAAGTTTTAATAAATGACATTTTGTTCTCCACGTATATGCGCTGCACCGCGCTGAATTTGGGTAAAAGGAAGCCCTCACCATCCGGTGATTATTGAGTTAATTACGTTTCCATAAATGCCCCCGCAGGGGCATTTGCAGTAATGAAATCAGGCGGTGAAAGTACCAATAAAGGTTTCTACTTTGCTGTCTTTGAATTTCTCAACAAGCAGATCACGAAATTCGTTAGCCATATCTTCCTGCACCGCTTCCAGCTGAATAATGCGCAGAACCAGTACAGGGCGATCACCAGTGATAATGCTGAGGCGTAATTTAAACGGACGTTCTTTCAGGCCTTCAAACGGAACGCATTTAAACTCAAATGCTACTGGCATAATGTCTTTGGTTTTCGCTTCGACAGACTCCATCAAAGAGCGTTTGCCGCTGAAGTCATTATCTTCAAAATCAGCGGTCTGGTTTGCTTCAATCGTGATTTTACGGACTGCCGCAGCCGCTTTTGTTGCCTTAATAGCGTCACCATTAGCATCAAAGCCCACAAGATAGTCGGCCCAGTCTTCAATCCATTCTGCCAGTGACTTCTGGGAGTTACGCTCGCCGTTAACAGACAACAGAGCAGAGAACGGTGCTGTCTTTTTCAGTTTGAGTGTGGCGGTGTTATCTGCGTGACCTGGTTCACCAATAGTACCCAGGTTAAGCACACTGACGGCACGCATATTATCGGCATCGATAAAGCAGCGGGTGCCTTCATCTGCAAGATCTTTAGAATAACGGGTAAAGTCATCGATGCTGGCAGTGGAAAGCGCACCACGGAAACGGAAGCGATTTAAATTAAATTTTTCCAGATCATGAATGCGGAAATTCTCAGGCAATGCCACAGCATCGGCACCAATCTTACTGATAATTTCATTAACACCCTGAGCAGAAATAAGGGCATGGATTTGATTAATTGCGGTTGCGTCTAAGTTCTGAGACATAATAAGTCCTCACTATATTAAGATATTCAGTGATGAGATAAATAATCAGTTAATTAAGAACGATATTAATGACCTGCTGCGCGGAGTTTTCCGTCAGGTTCACCGGCAAGAGTCAGTAATTGTCCCTGGTCTTCCTGCAGAATAGTCAGGCGACCACCTCGATTGACATACATCGGCGTTTCGGTGGTGTCTTCTTCGGAGATTTTCCCGCGGTTAGTCGGGCGAACATATGAGAGTTTGTGTTTGATTTTCACACGGTTCTCATCAAACGGTTCGATGTCCAGATTGACCGAGACTTTACCTTTGTTTTTCGTGTTCATCACACCGGAAGCGACTTCACTGAGAACTGCGCCGAGTTTGGTTTCAAATACGCCGCCGTCCAGTTCTACGATAAATACCTGCACATCAGTACTGCGTACGCTAGCCATTTTGCTGCTCCTCATCATACCGACCCTGCAAGGTCGGTTGGTTTCTCCACAAAACAGAGAAGAACACCTGCGGTGACAGCCGCCCGGATGGATTGGGTTATGAGCCCGTCGTCCGGTGATGCTCTTCTCTGTTTTGTAAAAAGAGCGGTACCAGCCGGAAGCAAGGGTACAAACTGGTACCGCCAAAGCAGTGGCTGTTGTGGTGGGGTTGTCACTCAGGCGTATGGTCAACCTGACAATCCGGTGTCCTCAACGGGGAAAGAGTAACCCCGCCATACTTACCGCCGCGCCATTTCGCGGATTACCACAACGCTGAGAGCACTTAGCCAGTTACGGCACCACACTTTGTCGCGGTTCCATAAATGCCCTCATCGTTGCACCCTGGTCTCTTCCCAGGCGTCAAACCGGATCGCCACGCTGGTTAGGCGTCTTATCAGCATCATCATTGACTTGCACATTCCGGCTACCTGGTTTGTTTGCCCGAGCAAGGAGTGGATTGTCCCCTTTAACGTCACCAGACCGCTAACGACGCATGTGCCATACGCCGTGTTACAACCAAATTTTGTTAGTACCTTGTTTGTATGTCTGGAAAGAAAGATAAAATGAAGTTGCGCATTATGCAAGTGTTTTTATTGCGAGATATGCAATTTGGTGGGTAATGAAAAGCCACCTTCTGGTGGCTAATTGATGTTGAGGTAGGGGTTAATTGTGTCGCTTAAGGGTTTGTGACTGACTGATTAAGACCTTTCCAAAGACCATAAACCGATGTTCGTTTTCGCTGGTAATTCCCCATTCGCGGTAAATCTGATTATCAGAAATTACCAGCAGTTTATCAGGTATCATTTGCAGTCGTTTGACGTAAATTTTATCATCAAAACCAAATACATATATACCATCCCCATCAAACTGATTGATACTGATATCAACGAAGATGAGATCTCCTGGCTCAATGGTTGGACACATACTGTCCCCACGAACGTTGATAACTTTAATGTGATTGGCTGGCCGTCCGCCAAACATCGATACAGCATTATCAGTTCTGTATTCAATGGCATGAATCACATCAATGACATCACCGCCCTGGATAAGGCCATTTCCCGCACTGGCACTGACATCCAGCATTTCAATACGGAATACATCCTTCACCTGCGCAACATCCTCACCAATACTGTTTTTACATACAGTATTACTTTTGACGTCTGAGGTAAAGAGATCAGCGATATCAACACCTAAGCTCCTGGCAATATTACTCAGGGCTTGTTCAGTGAATTGTTTCTGCTTACCTGTTTCCAGGCGTGAGATATTCGCCGCATCCACTCCTATTGCTTCAGCGAGATCGGCGATTTTCATGTTCTTCGCCTGGCGAAGTTGTCTGACTCGGTTTCCTATGTTCATGCGTTTATTACATTTCTTTATTGCGCGTTAAGCAAATCAACTTGCGCAAAATATTTGCGTGAAATAATATGCTCATCACGCAATATGTGGAGGTTATATGCAATCACCATTACGGAATGTGCGTAAGGCGCACGGATTTACTTTGCAGCATGTTGCTGCGGGCGTTCAGGTCAATCCAGCGACGCTGAGTCGTATTGAAAGACTGGAACAAATTCCATCTATCGATCTTGCAGAACGTCTGGCCAATTTTTTTAAGGGTGAAATCAGCGAAATGCAGATTCTTTATCCGGCACGTTTTCAATCTAGCCAAAACCAGAATGGGTTTAAACCACAGGAACAGGAGGTAAGCCGTGGGTAATCATCACTGGAAAGTGGAAAAACAGCCTGAGTGGTACGTGAAAGCTGTCAGAAAAACTATCGCGGCGTTGCCGGGGGGTTACGCTGAAGCTGCTGAGTGGCTGGATGTAACAGAGAACGCATTATTCAACCGCCTTCGTGCAGATGGCGATCAGATTTTCCCGCTGGGATGGGCAATGGTTTTACAGCGTGCGGCTGGCACTCACTACATTGCGGATGCTGTCGCACAGTCTGCTGGTGGGGTGTTCGTATCGCTTCCTGAAATTGAGGCAGTAGAGAACGCCGATATAAACCAGCGCCTGCTGGAAGTCATTGAACAGATCGGCAGTTATTCCAGACAGATTCGTTCAGCAATCGAAGACGGTGTAGTGGAACCGCATGAGAAGACAGCAATTAACGACGAACTGTATCTTTCAATTTCGAAGCTCCAGGAGCATGCAGCACTGGTCTACAAAATCTTCTGCGCTCCAGAAAAGAGTAACGCCCGCGAGTGTGCAGCTCCGGGCGTCGTGGCGTCGATTGCTTCTGGTTGTGGAGAAACTAACGCATGAATAGTTTAACGGCAAATAACCGTTTGTCGCAACAGCTGGTGGTCAGCGTCGCTGAACACCTGTTGTTACGGCATGAATGCAGATTACCAAATCACCTGGCTGTAAGTAACCACAGAGAACTTTACCTGACTGTGGGGGGCGAGTTGTGCAGGAACTTAACCGCTGGTTTCGTGACGGAAGAGGGCTTTATGTCCATGTTATTCGTTGGGAGCCAGAAACACAGCGCGTTATCTATCTTCGCAAAGACTACCCGCATGAGTGCTTTAGTCCTTTGTGGAAATTCAGGCGTGATTTTGTTGAGTGTGAAGGACCACCAGCATATTGATTCTGCAATTCCGGGACGTTACACTGTTCAGGCACCTTATAAAGCGGGTGCCGGGATTGGCGTCCTGAAATTCGCACATGCGCATAACCGCGCTTCAGCGGTTTTTTTGCGCACGTTTCCTCACATCCAAATTATGGTGGGGCGTGCAGGGGCATCGAAAGATGCGCCGGGGTCATGTGCGACCGGTTACGCCAACCCTGTACGTCTCACCACCTCTGTGATTGGCGTCCCATGTGGTGAGTTTTCAAAATTCGCACATGAGGATGTCACTATGGCAACCACCCCTACCCAAACTCACCCTAAAATTGATGTTATCCATGGGAAGGCTGTTACCTCTTCTTTGGCCGTTGCCGAATATTTCTGCAAGCAGCACAAAAACGTTATTCAAAAAATCCAGACGCTTGAGTGCTCTGTTGAATTCACTGAGCTGAATTTTCAGCCCAGTGATTACACCGATTGCACAGGCCGCAAACTCCCTTGTTACCAAATCACCCGCGACGGTTTTGCGTTTCTTGCCATGGGCTTCACGGGGAAACGTGCTGCCCGGTTCAAAGAGGCATACATCAATGCCTTTAACCAGATGGAGAAACAGCTTTCAAATCCCTCTGTACTGAGCGACGTTGCACATAACGCCAGCGTTCTCTATTCCTACATTTCATCAATTCATCAGGTCTGGCTGCAGCAGCTTTATCCCATGTTGGCAAAAGCCGAATCCCCGCTGGCTGTAAGTCTGTATGACCGCATCAACGACGCGGCGCTACTGGCCAGTCTCATAAATTTGTCGCTGAACCCTTCAGAGGTAAGGGGGCGCAAATGATCCGGAATATTTTCAAACGGTTTACCAATCATACTTTCCGTTGTCCTCGTCCGGGTCAGTGGTACACCACGCCTGCAGGGCATGTTCTACGTGTTAGCCTGGTTGACCGTGAATGTCAGAAGGTGATTTGTGAACCGCTGGGCCGTAATTACCGCATCAGTATGCCGCTTATAGCCTTTTGCTCCGGAAAAAACATGAAGCATCTCGGAGGTGCAGCATGAGTATGGAGCTGATGGTTAAAGCGATGAAAATTCGAGTGGGTAATCCATTGCGAAAACTGGTTCTGATCAAGCTGGCTGATAATGCCAGCGATCAGGGTGAGTGCTGGCCCAGCTACCAGCATATTGCTGACCAGTGCGAGATTAGCAAACGTTCTGTGATGAATCATATTGCGGCCCTTTGTGAGTCCGGGCTGGTAAAAAAAGTCACCCGGAAAGGTGAAAAAGGTAACTCAAGTAATATCTATCTCCTTCATCTTGATGGTGCAGGAGATTCACTAGGGGGTAGTGCAAATAATTCACTATCTGGTGCAGCAAATTCACCAGGTAGTGCAGGAGTTGCACCAGGGGGTGGTGCAGGAGATTCACCCAGAACCAGTCACTCTTTTGAACCAGTCAAAGAACCAGTCAATGAACCAATAGCTGTTGGTGCATCTGCTGATGAGTCTGTGCGAGTTCGTTCAAACCGACCGGAATACTCTCCGGAGTTTGAGCAGGCATGGCTGGCATACCCCAAACGTGCTGGTGGCAATTCAAAATCTGCAGCCTTCAAAGCCTGGAAAGCCCGTTTGAATGAGGGGGTAAAACCCGAAACCATGCTGGAAGGTGTGAAACGCTACGCGGGCTGGGTATCTGCGATGGGTAACAGCGGCACACAATTTGTGAAACAGGCTGTCACGTTCTTTGGTCCGGATCGTCATTTCGAAGAATCCTGGGAAGTTCCTGCGGTATCTGCAGCCAGACGCGAGGACCCGTACTTCAAAGCCAGTTACGACAACGTGGACTACAGCCAGATCCCGGCAGGATTCAGGGGGTGATCATGAGTCTTTTGAATGAAGTTCAGAAATTCATTGAAGCCCATCCGGGGTGTACTTCCGGAGACATTGCGGATGCTTTTGCAGGTTACTCACGGCAGCGCGTTCTGCAGTCAGCAAGCAAGTTACGTCAGAGTGGGCGTGTGGCTCACCGTTGTGAAGGAGATACACGCAGACATTTCCCGCGCCTGACTGAGAGAGCACAGGAGCCGGAACCACAACCAGTTCGTGAAACCAGACCTGTGCGCAATTTCTGTGTCGGCACTAACGACCCGCAGGTGATTTTGTGCCTGACTCGCCAGGCGGAAGAACTGGAGTCCAGGGGCTTATTCCGTCGAGCTGCAACGGTGTGGATGGAGGCATTCCGTGAAAGCCACTCCCAGCCAGAACGAAACAATTTTCTGGCGCATCGTGAGCGGTGCTTACGGAAAAGCAGCAAGCGCGCTGCATCGGGTGAAGAGTGGTATCTGTCAGGGAATTACGTGGGGGCTTAATGAGTAATAAATATTGCCAGGCGCTGGTGGAGCTGCGGAACAAACCAGCCCATGAACTGAAGGAAGTGGGCGATCAGTGGCGCACGCCGGACAACATTTTCTGGGGAATTAACACCCTGTTTGGCCCGTTTGTTCTGGATCTGTTCACTGATGGTGATAACGCCAAATGTGCCGCTTATTACACTGCGGAAGACAATGCGCTGGCGCATGACTGGTCAGAACGTCTTGCGGAGCTTAAAGGTGCTGCCTTTGGTAATCCCCCGTACAGCCGCGCCAGTCAGCATGAGGGGCAATACATCACCGGCATGCGTTACATCATGAAACATGCCAGTGCTATGCGTGATAAAGGCGGGCGCTATGTTTTCCTGATCAAAGCTGCCACCAGCGAAGTGTGGTGGCCGGAAGATGCAGACCATATTGCTTTTATTCGCGGGCGTATTGGTTTTGAACTGCCTGCCTGGTTTATCCCGAAAGACGAAAAGCAGGTGCCAACAGGTGCTTTCTTCGCTGGTGCTATTGCTGTTTTCGACAAGACCTGGAAGGGACCGGCAATCAGCTACATAGGGCGCGATGAACTTGAGGCATGTGGTGAGGCGTTTCTGGCGCAGGTTCGCCAGCAGGCGGAAAAACTGGTCAGGGAGATGGCGGCATGACGACGTTAACTCAATGCCAGCAGCAGGTGCTGGATATGCTGATTTCTTATCAGAAAGAACGTGGCTTCCCGCCAACCAATCAGGAGGTGGCAACCATGCTGGGATACCGTTCGGTGAATGCAGCGGTGGAGCATCTTCGCGCACTGGAGAAAAAAGGCGTCATCACGATAAAGCGTGGCGTGGCCCGGGGGATAACGCTTCATACTGCGATGAAGGACGACGACAGCGAGGCGGTCGGGATTATCCGCGCACTGCTTGCCGGTGAGGAAAACGCAAGGCTGCGTGCAACCCACTGGTTACATGAGAGGGGCCTGAAAGTATGAAGCTAATACTGCCTTTTCCGCCCAGCGTGAACACGTACTGGCGACACCCCAACAAAGGGGCGTTTGCTGGTAAGAGCCTGATAAGCGCGGCGGGGCGAAAATTCCAGAGCGCGGCGTGTGCAGCAATAGTTGAGCAGTTACGTCGTCTGCCGAAACCAACGTCGGCACCTGCTTCAGTGGAGATCGTGTTGTTTCCTCCGGATAACCGGATCCGCGATCTGGACAACTATAACAAGGCGCTGTTTGACGCCCTGACCCACGCGGGTGTGTGGGAAGACGACAGTCAGGTGAAAAGAATGCTGGTGGAGTGGGGACCGGTTATCCCGGAGGGGAAGGTCGAGATCACTATCAGTAAGTACGAAAAAGCGAGTTGCAAATTAGCAACTCGGTAACGGAATTGAGCAACACCCTAAATTTGGGTATTACCTCGTTAAAGATACTGTATTTATGAACAGTGTATCCTTGATAACTATTAAAAATCGCAGTAAGTTCATCCTGCATCAACGAAAAGGGAGTGCAGTCCCGCTCGTGGATAAAAATTTGTGGAGAAACCAATGAATCAGTTGCTTGTAATTGATGGCGTTTCTGTGCGCCAGTACTTCGAATCTAACTACTGTCTTAACGACCTTCAGAAAGCTGCTCTTCTTGCCGCTGGTGAGAATCGCTCCTCCCGTTCGCTGGAAGTTCACGAGTTTATGCGTCGTCCTGAAACGAAGGCTCTTGTGGAATTATTGGAAGAAGAAACTACGGGAGATTCCCGTAGTATTCCTGTCATCACCATTCAGGGGCGCAATGGTGGGACGTATGTCTGTAAAGAGCTGGTCTATGCATATGCAATGTGGATCAGCCCGGCATTCAGCTTAAAAGTGATACGTACTTTTGATGCGCTTCATAATTCATCACCAGAAGAAACCACATCCGACAAAATTAAATCCGGGGTCATTCTGCTTGAATCAGCAGCAAAGACTCTAAATCTGTCAAACTCCTCGAAACTTGGTGCATACCAGAAATTATCAAAGGTAGCTGGTCTTCCTGAACTTATGCCGATCTATGCCATTGATGCACCTGCTGATGCGCCAGATGGTTCAAGCCGCCCTACGCTGTCGCTGAGTGCACTGCTGAAGCAGTATGGTATCCGCCTGACGGCTAATCAGGCATATCACCAGATGGTGAAGCTGGGGATCGTCGAGCAGCGCGAACGATACAGCCGTACCGCGATTAACAACATCAAAAAATTCTGGTCGCTGACAGCGAAAGGCTGCATGTTCGGCAAGAACATCACCAGTCCCGCAAATCCGCGCGAGACGCAGCCGCATTTCTTCGAATCCCGATTCCCTGAGCTGTTAAAGCTGCTCGATACCGTTCATTGAGGTGACCGTGAGAGCACTACTGACCCCTGAAATTGCCCCGCGTATGGGGATCGTATTGTTCAGACCAGGTTCAGAGCTGATGCCCTTGTTTATGCAGGGGCGTGTCTTGCTGGAGCCTGAGCCGGAACGTTATTCATCTTTCGCCAGTGGTGCCGTTCCGGCGGCATCACAACCGCTGGCGGATGATCCTGCCGTTCGGGCCGTGTTCCGTAATGAGGCAGTGATCCGTCGTGCTGGTGGCGTGGAATGTCTTGAAAGCTGGTTACTTCGTGAAAAAGGCTGCCAGTGGCCTCATTCCGACTGGCACAGCGAGAACATGACAACAATGCGACACGCTCCGGGCGCAATCCGTTTGTGCTGGCACTGCGATAACCAGCTGCGCGATCAGTTCACGGAACGGCTGGAATCAATGGCAACGGATAACAGTGCCCGCTGGGTGTTGTCTGTTGTGCGTCGGGATCTCGGTTTTGATGACAGTCATGTTGTGACAATGCCGGAACTGTGCTGGTGGCTGATTCGTAATGATCTGGCGGATGCCTTACCGGAAAGTGCAGCCCGTAAGGCACTGAGATTACCGAAGCCTGTTGTGCCGTCTGTTACCCGGGAAAGTGACCTTGTGCCTTCGGTTCCTGCCACCAGCATCATCCAGGATAAGGCGAAAAAGGTGCTGGCGCTGAAAGTGGATCCGGAGTCGCCGGAGTCTTTTATGTTACGCCCCAAACGTCGCCGCTGGGTTAATGAAAAGTACACGCGCTGGGTTAAGACGCAGCCGTGCGCATGTTGTGGAAAACCTGCTGATGATCCCCACCACCTGATAGGTCACGGTCAGGGTGGAATGGCTACAAAAGCGCATGACCTCTTTGTGTTGCCTTTGTGCAGAAAGCATCACGACGAGCTGCATGCGGATACCGTGGCATTTGAAGAGAAGTATGGCTCCCAGCTGGAGCTGATATTTCGTTTTATCGATCGTGCACTGGCAATTGGCGTGCTGGCCTGATTTTGTGGAGAAAGTTGATGCGTGATATGTATGAAGTATTGGACCGCTGGGGTGCATGGGCTGCAGCAGATAACAGTGGTGTGGACTGGCAGCCTGTTGCTGCAGGGTTTAAAGGTTTACTACCTCATGGAAAGAAAACACGCCAACAATGCGATGATGATGAAGGAATCATGATTGACAGCTGTGTTGCGCGATTGCGGAAATATAAGCCCGAAGAGTATGAGTTGGTTATTGCTCATTTTGTTATCGGCATCTCACTAAGAACTATTGCAAAGAAGCAGAAGTGTTCTGATGGGACAATAAGAAAAGAGTTGCAAACAGCTCTTGGTTTTCTGGATGGTGTGCTTTCAATGTTGTAATATTAGGGGGAATTACCCCCCTTTTTTTCTCTGTTGCTTTAATAAAATTTTAATATTTTGTCTGATTATGATGAGGCAATGTAATAAAAGAAATACCGTTAGTATTGCAAGCCATACGCAAAATAAGCATGCATATAAATTAGTTGAAAGTCCAATAGTGAATTGTGCAATTGCTGTTGTGATAGAACATAATATTGATGTATTAATAAATGAGGATAAATTGTCTAAAGGTTTATAAAGTACACTATCATTGATTTTGTCAATAGGTATACCAGTGGCAATGCTATAAATTTCCTTATATTCCTGAGTTGCAAAAACCTTATCGCGTAAATTTATTATAACAAAGGTATGCAGGCTCAATAAAAATGAGCCCACGGAAATAAAACCGGAGAAGAGATAGCCTCGTAAGTTTTTATGATAAAAATCAAAAAAGTTAACACTTACTTTAGGTGTGTTTCTGTACAATAGGTAAAGTGCAAGCAATGCCAGGATCGAGAATGCAAGCAGTGTAAGGTACTGATACCTCAATCTTTTATTTATTAGCCATTCATATAAAGGCATTTTTATTCGTCCCGTTCAGCATTTCTTCTTTTATCATATCAAAAACAGGGTTTGTTGTATAATTATCGTTTGTCAATCCATTGACTTTATCGGCAATTATATCGAAATCGTATGTTTCAAAAAAAACAGGGCAGTTCATAAAATCAATGGTTTTTTCTATTCCTGCATGGTTTACTGCAATAACCTGTGCTTTAGCAACTCCACTCATAGAATTATAAATATTTGAAAGATTCTGAGATAGTTGTTGCACTTTTGTTCTGTCGCTAGAATTAAAATTCATATCTATTGTGGTGGTGTTAACAAATTGTTCAAGCGCAGTCATTGGTCCACCTTTAAAATCTATATAATTAAATTTAAAGCTTGTGCTTTTAATCTCTTTGAATTGACATAAAACACTCTGAATGTTGTTTTTATTTGTCATAAGGCTGAAAGTCAGTCTTTCTTTGTATTTTTTATTTATTGCAGTTACTTCTTTTTGTTTTGGTTTATCACCAAGTTTTTTTATTTCTTCTTTATTTTGATTTCTGATAAATTCATTACTTATTGTTTCTAAATGAGAAAAGAGAGTGTTCAGACTGCATGAACCGTGGTGATACATATAGAGACCAGAAAGATTAGATTTTTTAATTAAGAAAAAGTTGAAATTAGCAAGTTTGTCACTTCCTTGAAGATCTTCAATTTTAAGCTGGAATTTACCATCAACAAATTGCGACTTACAGTTCTTTTTTTGGTTTCTGAATGTGACAACTAATCCATAATAGAAATCATTCACATCCGAAATGAGAATTTTACGAGTATAGTCTGTGCGACTGTGTTCTCTGTTTGATGCGTTGATAAAAGCATTCATTACGTCAACGGTATTAATATTTTTGTTATTGTTATTTATTGTAAATCCTATGCTTCTAACTTTCATGTGTATTCCAGGACCGACTAAAGATAGCGAGAATGGGGACGCATAGTTTATAAAAATCCTAACGCGTACGCAAAAAGTATTATATCGTGTTAAGAGTGGTTACTTCGCCACACAACTTAAACCCGCCGCTGAGCGGTTTTTTTGTACCTGTAAACCTTGTGCAGTACAGTAAACACGCTGGTGGTCGTGAATACTGGCTTTTTATCTTGCTGGCTTTTTAGACAAGAGTTATTGGTATGTCATGTTAACCAGAAGGGAAAAGACATGCTAAAACAGCAAGATATGACAGAAACCGCCGCCGCAGTCCTTCATTTCTTACCTGCTGACAAGTGGGTAACGCCACGCATGATGACGAGAACTACCGGAGTAAGCGAAGCCCGGTGCCAGTTAATACTGACTCAGTTAGTTCTGGCGGGTCTGGCGAAGGATAACGGCGGGTACGGGAATAAATTCAGACGCTGCCAGTAA